CTACCAGACACCAGCCGAAGTGGAAGCACGCTACTATCAATCACAAGTGACACCAGTCACCCAATAAAACACAGGGAACAAAACCCAGTCCACCTCACCCCAGAGGAAACACGCATTGTAGGCCGCTGCCCCAACCAGCTATGCGGCATCACACTCACCGCACCCAGCACCGCCACCACCGTCACCTGTCCCATCTGCAACAACATCTGGCCCATACAAGACGTCAAACGGGAATGGCTACGCCAACTCATTCGTGAAGGCAAGAAAACCGGTACGGCGGCCGAATGCGCCAAAGCATTCACCATGAGCGGCATCACACTCAAACGCAACACCATCAACCAATGGGCAGCACGCAACAAACTCACCCCAGTAGGAACCGACACCGACCGCACGCCAATCTACAAATATGCAGACATCTACCGTATCGCCACCAGAAATCACCAGACAGAACTTGACACAACCACAACTGTCACCGCATAATGTCAATGGAATAACTATAGAAAAGCCCAAGCCAAACGGTTTGGGCTTTTCTCGTATTCCACACCCGGCAAACTACCGCCCCTTGCTTCTTTCCTTCCCCTGCCGGGCCTACACTTCCACACATCATCTCCGACGCAGCCGAAACGGCCTTCGCGAAAAGCACCAGCCCGGAGGCAACAATGAAACAATTCACCAAACAGGAGGAAACCAAGCTCAAACAACTCCACGAGCAAGGACTCAGCCGCAACGAAATCGCCCGACAACTCCACCGCAGTCCAGCAACCATAGGCACCTACGCCAACAAACTCGGACTCACCTTTGACCGGACGCTCACGAAAAACGCGACCAAAGCGAAACAGGCGGACGCCGCATCTTTACGTGCCGACTTGAAGCTCAGATTGCTGCGTGAAGCTCAGGAGCTCATGGATGACCTGCATAGGCCTCAGCTGGTGTACACGTTCACGCCATCAGGAAAGTATGTGTCCCACGATGTGCCGAAGCCCCCGCCTGCTGATGCCCGCAACCTCATGACCAGTGTGGGTATCGCTTTACAACGGTCGATTGAGTTGGAGAAGGTGGATCAGCGGTCGGAGACTTCGGTCACCGTGATAGACGACTACCTGAAAACATTGGGAATCAGCTAAGAAACAAATATCAAAGTGTCATGGCTATGCCAATTGCAGAGGCTGCCAGATATGCTACAGCCAGGAATTCAACGTACTGAGCATACCGCTTGCGGTTTTCTGCTGTTTTCTGAGGTTCAGTTGCCGTGCGTAGCGCAAAAGCAAGGCACTCCAGAAACGCACTCACCACAGCAAGCCACGCAAATGCTTGGCCTACAGAAAGTTGCTTACCAAAGAATGATGAAGCAATCCACAATATACCCACAGCGATCGCTCCTGTAAGAACTACTGCTACAAGAGCTATAAGAACGGTTCTTATAAGAATCTTCAAAATCTTCATTTTCTATTCTTCCTTCTGACTTCTTCAGTTTGAAACGAAAGCCCTTTATGCCCTCTTTAGAACCTCTTACTAATAAAGCTGGCACAGCTGTAAACATACCCGCATGGGCGAAGATTATTGCTTTCGATGGTGCTGTTCGTAGTGGTAAAACGGTTGGTGAGCTGCTCTACTGGGTGAAGTACTGCTTGCATGGTCCGCAGGGTTTGCTGTTGATTGGTGGGCGTACTGAGCGGACGATCGCGAACAATCTGATCTATCCGCTGGTGCAATGGTTCGGCCCGAAGAACATCGTGTACCGGCAATCCACCGGTATCTGCACGATCTTCGGACGTGAATGCCTCGTCGTCGGCTTCAACGATGCCCAGGCACAGACGAAGATCCAGGGACTCACGCTTGCCGGCGCATTGTTGGATGAGGCTGCGGTAATTCCCGAATCAGCATTCACCATGCTGGTCAGCCGTCTCAGCATCCCCAACGCCCGCCTGTTCCTCACCTGCAACCCCGAAGGGCCCGAACACTGGTTGAAGAAGAAATGGCTTGACCGTGCACGCCTCTGGATCGACAAGAACGGCGTCAAACACGAACGGGACGATAAGCAGACCCTGAACCTGTACCGTGTGACCTTCATCCTCGAAGACAACACCTGGCTCGTCAACAACAACCCCGAATACATTCGAGAACTGAAAAAACAATACACGGGTCTCTGGTATCGGCGGATGATCGAATCCGAATGGGTCGCGGCGGAAGGTGCCGTATACCCCATGTGGGATATCGGCAGGCACGTCACCGACTGGCAACAACTCCCCCGCATGAGTCGTATCCTCGCGGTCGGCTGCGACTACGGCACCACGAACGCCAGCACCGGCATCATGCTCGGCCTGCACGCCATCACCGACCAGTACGGAAGGATCACCGGACATGACCTGTATGCGATCGACGAATTCCGCTACGATTCTCGCGCCGGCAACCCTCGCATCACTGACGCAGACCTCTCCCAACGTTTCCGCACATGGCTGGCACAACCACACCTACCTTACGAAACCGCACTGGCCCCCGAATGGATCCTTGTGGACCCAGCGGCAGCAAGCTTCAAAGTCCAACTAGCCGACGACGGCATCAGCAACCTCGCAGACGGTGAGAACAATGTGAGCTACGGGATCAGCAAGGTTGCCAACCTGCTCGACACCGGCAAACCCCACATCAGCACCCACTGCAAAGGACTGATCGAGGAATTCCCCGGCTACTGCTGGGATCCCAAAGCCTCAGACCAAGGACTCGATAAGCCCATCAAACAGGCCGACCACTCACTGGATGGCCTACGCTACGCGGTCGCCACAACCGAAACCGAATGGCAGCCCCTACTCACGAATGGAGACCAAGCATGGTGATGCCCGCCAACGGCCAAGCATGGCCGCCACTCAGCCAGAACAACATCCAGAACGAATACCGGTCACACGACGCCTGGTACACCGGAGACGAAGATCAGCTCACACGCATCTACAGTCTCCAACAGGCATCGCAACGCCTCGGATTGTTCGGACAGGTCAAACGCTTCTTCTGGGGCGAACCCACACCAGCCAACAGCATGCAGCGCCCGGTGAAAACCCATATCCCACTGCCCGCCGAGATCGCCCGCATGAGCGCAGCACAACTGTTCGCCGAAATGCCCACCTTCAGTAATCCCGCCAACAACGACACCGACAGTCGCAACGATGACGACAAGCTCGACACGACCATCACCACCCTGCTTGATGACAGTGCGCATGCGGAACTCTTGCAGGCGGCCGAACTGGCATCCGTGTTCGGTGGCGCATACCTGCGCGTGACATGGGACACCAGTGTGGACAGCAAGCCCTTCATCACCGCCATCTCACCCGACAATGCGATACCCACGTTCGGGTTGGGTGGACACCTGCAATCCGTGCTCTTCTGGACGCAACTCCCCCGCATCGAAGGCGTCAAACGCAACTACACGCTACTTGAGGACTACACTCCGGGACATATCGAATATGCGGTGTACGAGTCCTCGAATGAGACCAGCATCGGCAAACGCATCCCACTCGACGTGCACCCCGTCACCGCGGGTCTGCAGGTGGAGGAGAACTCGCAGATCAGCACGGGGAGCGACCTGCTCACCGCCGTGTACATCCCCAACCTCATGCCCAACCGCAGGCTGCGCACAGACCCCGCGGCACAGCACATGGGACGCAGTGACTTCGAAGGCGCTGAACCCATCTTCGACATGCTTGATGAGGCGTACACCAGTTGGATGCGCGACATCCGACTCGGCAAGGCACGAGTGTTCGCCAGCCGCACACTCCTACAGCAAGGCAAGCCAGGTCAGGGATCCACGTTCAACACGGATCAGGAGATCTTCACCCCGTTAGAGCATGCACCAGGCAGCAAACTCAACGACAGCAGCCAGCTTGAAACCTTCCAACCGAACATCAGGTGGGAGGAACACCAGCAGACCTGTCAGGACCTCATCCAACGCGCCTACAGTGCATGCGGATACAGTCCCAGCACGTTCGGCCAGTCCGGCGATGTGGCCATGACCGCCACCGAAGTGCAGGCCAGGGAACGGTTGACGATGCTCACTCGCGGCAGCAAGATCCTCTACTGGCGTCCGCAGCTCGCCAACCTGTGCGCGGCACTCATCGACGTGAACCATGCTGTGTTCAACGGTCCCGACCGTGGCGACATGATCCCCGACGTGGAGTTCCCGCCAGCGGCCACGGACTCGCCGAACACGGTCGCGCAAACGTTGAACCTGTTGAACGACGCGGAAAGTACGAGCGTCGCCACCAGGGTACGGATGCTGCACCCCGATTGGGATATGGGTGAGATCGACACGGAAGTTGAGCAGATCAAATCCGATCTGAGTATGCTGCCAATCTCATCCGACACGAACCTGTATGCGGCGGTCGCCAACAACGGCAGCACCACAGGCGGAGTGCAAACCAACCAGAAGGGCAGTTACGTGGACGGCACGGCAGGAGCGGACGATGACAGCCAGCAACAGTCAACAGGAGCAGCAGAGTCAGAGCGTTGACGGTTCACACGCCCAACTCGCTCTCATCGGCTTGTACGTGCTGGCTGACAATCAGCTCACCAAGCTCATGGGCAAGGTCATGCGCCTGTTGCGCAGGGCATCCACACCATTGGAAGTGACGCATGCCGTCAGCATGATGCGCAGGGGTGAACGTCGTATCGTGGACCAACTCGAACGGCAGACACCCCAACTGCTCGACACCCTCACCCTGAGCGTGGAACGCGCCATGAGAACGGAGGCACGCAGGCTCCCCCCGAAACCGCCGGCACCACCGGTACGCATGTCAGGGAACAGCCCGAGACCATTCGATTTCACTGTGCCCTTGGGCGAGCGTGCGACGAGTGCGATACGTGTCGATCTGCAAACCGAGTTGAAAGACATTCGAGCCCGTATCCTGCGCCAGCATGACGACCTGTACAAGCTGACCGCTTCCGGTGCCGCAACCCACAACATGCTCACCCCGGGGCACACCATCAAGGACGCGCAGCAGAACATGATGCGTGACCTTCTACAGCATGGCGTGACCGGTTTCACCGACAAGTCAGGCCGTAACTGGCAACTGTCCTCCTACGTGGAGATGGCGGTCAGGACGGCGAGCATGCGCGCCTACAACGAGGCTCACATGCAAGTCATGCAAGCCGCTGGCGTCACCCTGTTCATGGTTCCCGTCCACATGCACACCTGCCCCATCTGCAACGCCTGGCAAGGCAAGATACTCAGCCTCACACCAGACGATCGCGCGGATGCGACGGTCGATGAGGCACGTGCCGCAGGATTGTGGCACCCCAACTGTGAGCATGTACTGACCAGTTGGCGTGAGGGCGACAAACGCCCAACGGTCACCGAATGGTCGGAACAGGACGAGAAGCTCTGGACCTCATCACAGCAGCAGCGCAACCTCGAAAGCCGGATACGCGCCCAGAAGCGCGTGCTGGTGAACGCCGAGGACACGCAGATGCGTGCGGTGGCCAGAGCGAAGATACGCCGCTATCAGGCGCAACTGCGACAGCTCACGAAGGACACCGGTCTGCTGCGCAGGTCACACCGTGAACAACCCAACCTCGGGCTACGCAGGTAGCCCTCCCACTAGTTTTCGCCATCCCGCAACGGGGTGGCTTTTTTAATGATCCGAAACGGAGAACAACATCATGGCAGAAACAGACGCCGGAACACCAACCCCACTAGAAGCACAGGCACAGCAGCCCACACCTCCCGAAACGGGAGCACCCGCATCACCTGCAGCGCCTGAAACCGAAGTGCATGATTGGCAGGAGGAAGCCACCAAATGGAAAGCACTGTCTCGTCAGAACGAGGCTCAGGCGAAAGCCAACGCCGACAAGGCGAAACAGTTTGACGCTTTCCAGGAGTCGCAGAAAACCGAGTTGCAGAAAGCTCAGGATACCGCGGCGAAATGGGAGGCCCAGGCCAAGCAGGCTCAAACGCAGGCTCTCCGTGCCGAAACGGCTGCGAAGAACAACATCCCCGTCGAACTCCTCACCGCGGATAACGCGGAGGCACTCGATGTGCAAGTGCAGGCACTGCTCGCGTTCAAAACCCCGCAACCTGCGTCACGCAGTGGCATCGACCCCACCAAGAACGGTGGCGGCCCGACCACGTACACGCAGGCGCAGATCTCCGACCCTGCGTTCTACCGAGAACACCGAGGCGACATCCTCAAAGCAATGTCTGAGGGTCGCATCAAATAACCTCTGAAAGGTAACAAATCATGGCTGATGCAGTCATCAACACCACCACCATTGCACCGTTCATCCCCCAGATCTGGGCGAACGAAGCACTTGAAATCCTGCGCAACAACATCGTCCTCGCCCCACTGGTGACCAAGGACACCGATGTTGCCGTCTTCAACGTGGGCGACACGCTCCACATCCCGTATGCGGGCACTCTCACTGCGAACGACAAGTTGCAGAACAAGCCCGTCACCAAGCAGGCCGTTAACCCGACCGATACCGTGGTGAAGCTCGACAAGCACAAGGAAGTCACCATCCTCCTGGAGGACTATTCCAAAGCTTTGGCGCAGCCTCTCATTTCGCAGGAGTATGTGAAGGCTCAGGTCATCGCTCTGGCCGAGCAGGTGGAGACCGACCTGTTCAGCCTGTACAGCTCGTTCAGTGGCTCTCTCGGCACTGCCGGTACCGATATGGATGCCGCCGTGCTGCGTGCAGCCAATAAGAAGTTCACCGATAACAAGGTGCCTCGCGGCAACCGTCACCTGATTGTCAGCACCAAGGACTCCGCTGCACTGCTCGGTGACGATCATCTGCAGAATTTCTTCTCCTACAATGCGGCTCGTGGTGACATCACCAACGGTCTTATCGCGCAGGACATCTACGGGCTTCAACTGCACGAATCCCAGTTGGTGCCTTCCGTCGCTGGCACGCCAACCTCCACGCACAACCTTGCGTTGGATCCTGGTGCCATCATCCTTGCCTCTCGTGCGCTGCCTTCCGCGCCGGTCGGTTCGGGTGTCACCCAGGCGGTCGTGTCCGACCCGCAGTCCGGTATCACGCTGCGCTGCACCATGGCGTACGACAAGGATTACTTGGGCGTGCAGACCACGTTCGACGTGCTCTACGGTGTCTCCAAGCTCCGTGATGAGAAGGGCTTCGTGGTCCTCTCCTAACCGCATTTGAACTAGTAAGAAATCCGTACTAGTTCAAATCCTCCTATTCGCGTGCGTCGCAGGCTTGACGAAAACCAGTCCCTGCGACGCACTGCACCCCTAATCACCTGTTGGAAGGACAACCAATGACCAAATACATCAAGAACGCGGCTGGCGGCGTGCAAGCCGTGACCGAAGAGCATTACAGTCAGTACCTCACCGTGAAGGACGAGGCCGGCAACGAACAGCCGAAGCCTGGGTATTCGCTGCTCACTGAGAAGGTTGCTCGCAAGGAGAACCCGCAACTGTTCGGTGAAACCGACCCGAATATCATCTACACGGCACGCGAGCTAGTGGCGAAACGCAAGTACGCTGAGGACCTGGCCGCCTACAAGGCCGCCGACGCGCAAGTGAATGCCGAGCCCGCCGCTGACGGTGAACCCGTTTCGGACGGCGACAAGGCCTGACCATGGCCATCTACGCCACCAACGACGACTACCGGGCATACAACAACCTTGCCGCCGATGCCAAACTGCCGGACAATGTGACATCGCTGCTGCGTGCCGCGTCCCTCGCGGTACGCATATATACGAGCGTCTGCGTGTACCTGGTCGATGACGATGATCTGCCCGTGGAGCAGAGCGTGCGCGAAGCGTTCCGTGACGCCACCTGTGCCCATGCCACTGCGTTGAACAAGCTCGGTATCGACCCCGATAAGGGTGGTGCCGTAGACGTGAGCGTAAAGGCATCGAAGAGCATCAGCGGAGCGTCATTCTCCTATTCCACCGTGGAGCAGGAGAACGCGGCAAAGGTACGGCAGCAGGTCGCCACAGGCATAGCTCCATCGGCGCGGCAGATCCTCGATGCCGCGGGTTTGAACTCGACCGGACCGTGGAGGGCAGGCTGATGGCAGTCGATGAGCTTGAAGATTTCTACGTGCATACGGCAATCGTGCGCACCAGCAAGGGAGTCAACAGTCAAGGCGTCACCCTGTACAAGGAGAGCGAACCGTTCCCCTGCTGCTTCGCGGACGGTTCCAAACTCGTTCGTGACAGTCAGGGCCAGCGCATCATCGGCTCATCGACCATCACCTGCAACAACCGGTACACGCCACTGTTCAAACCCGGATCGCAAGTCTTACGAGTTGAAGCTGACCAGACTCGCACGGTGAAAGGCAGCGTGGTCCTGGTCAACGTAGCCGACTCAGGCGATTTGGAGCTGCCCGATCATACGACTGTGAGTCTCGTCTGAACCGTATCGGAGGTGAACGCCCATGCAGTTTGAAGGTTCATTCGATTTCTCCAACATCGAAGGCGCGGCACGAGACGCATACACCCGTGGTCTCATACAAGCCGGTGAGCATATACGACAGCAGAGCGCCATGCTCGCACCCAAGGAGACCGGTGACCTCGCCGGTTCCGCGGACGTGCACATGGACGGCGACGGGCAGGTGTCGGTCACCTATCCGGGCCCGTACGCCCGATATCAGGAGTATGGGGTGTTCTGGCGTATGAAACCCGTGCCAAGCCCCTCGAACGGCAAGCCTCTCCGTCATGACAATGGCCAGTCGTTCTTCCTGACCACTCCGATGATGACCGAAACCGGCAGGTGCATGCAGATCGTGGCGGACGTGATGAGGGAGGACATGTGACATACCAACCAACCACGCTGCTGCTGACCGGCATCGCCCGCCTTCTCGATCTGAAACAGGTCGGCATCTACACCATGGACGACGTAGTGAGCAGTGACGGCACAGCTATCGTGCTGAAAACCATGCCCGATAGTCCAGGCAGGTGCATCACCCTCAATTACCTGCCCATGAACGCCATACCCGATCAGGCGCACAACAGTGGCCTGCTGCAGGTCGCCTGTCGTGGCAAGCCCGGAATTCCGCTCGATTCGGATGAGCTCGCCGACGCCTGCGATGAATGTTTGAACGGACTCACCCAGTACGCGCTTGGCGGGGATTGCACGCTCAACCAATGCTATCTGCGTAACTCGGTGAACCTCGGGCAGGACGAAGCACAACGGTGGATCACCACCAATCAATACAACGTGGACGTGGACACTCCACCCACGCTGTTCAGAGACTAGAAACCCATCGAAAGGAAAAACAATTATGACTACAGCACTTGCACGCCGCTACCGTGCGGACGTGTCCAAGGATGGCACCAACTGGGTGCAGATCATGGGCATGAACGATTTCAACCCGACTCTTGACCGCACCACGCAGGATTCCTCCGACTACGATTCGGACGGTTGGGGATCCAGTGAAATCACTATGCAGTCATGGGGCGTTGACATCAAAGCGAACCGCAAGACCACGGCAAGCGTGTTTGACCCCGGGCAGGAACTGTGCCGAGCGGCTTCCGACAAGTACGGCGAGGATGCACGACTGTACGTGCGTTGGTATGACAAGAATGGTGGCACGGAAGCCTATCAAGGCCGCGGCATCGTGGAGTTCTCCCGCTCCAAGACCGGTGTCACCGACCTGGACGAGGCGGAGATCAAAATCACCGGCGACGGTGCCCGCAAAGAGATCCCGAACCCGCTCTCATCCACCTCAGCGCCCGCAATCACCGCGGTATCGCCATCTCCCGTGAAGGTTGGTGCCTTGCTGCAGTTGACCGGCTCCGGTTTCACCGGTGCCACGGCCATCAAGTTCGGATCCACCTCGGCGGCCGTGTACACGGTCGTGTCGGATGGTCTGATCGTGGTCACCACACCGAACGCGGTGGGCGCACAGTCACTCACCGTCACCACTCCGGCAGGCACTTCCACCGGTGCGGACGTGACCGTCACAGCAGCCTCCTGACCTTCACCTTATGATTCTTCCCCGCATGGTTTCTTAACGCCCTGATTCTCCACCATGCGGGGATCCCCTTTCAACACGTCGAGAAGCAGGGCATTCCTATACCTGATTGGAGAATCATGGCATTCACAGACTTCAAAGACATCGCACCAGACCCGCTCACTCTCCCCATCAACGGGAAGAACTACACCATCCCGCCAGTCAATGCCGCTGACGGGTTGAAGGCATGGCAGTGGATCCGTGACAGCAAGAAACAGGACGGCACCACAGCCACCGTCGAAGACGTGGCGACACTACTCCTCGGTGACGTTAACCGTCAATTGCTCAAAGACAAGGTCAGCTATGCGGCGTTGAACCGCGTGTACCAGACCGTACTCGCCGACTTCACCAACGGCCGCGCCACCGCCGAGGCGATTTGGGAGACCGGCGGCGACCCAAAAGCGGTGGAGAGGACACAGTCCGCAAAGCAGGCAGAGGCCGATACGACCCCGACAGCGGACTCTACGAATGGTACGAAGAACTCCCCGAAGAAGCCCACGCAGGAATAATCGCCCCCACCTGGCCGCAACTCATCGACCACTGGCAGCAGATCGTCATCGACGCGCAGGAACACTACCGGATCGAACTCGACAATCTGCTGCTGCTCGAATCCCGCCCATGGGCTTGGCTGCAACGCCGCATCATCGGACTGCTCAACATGAGCGGGCAGCTCCGCCACAGTTTGGAAACGGAACAGGAGACCACCGATGAGTGACACCGCAACCGAAGTCGGCAGCATCAAGGGCCTGCTGAAACTCGACATCTCCGACTACATGGCAGGCATCCAGCAAGCCAAAACCGCCGAGGACGAGCTGAAACACGGCGATGACGATATCCGCATCGACGCTGATGTTTCCGAAGCGATCGCGAAGATCGATGAAGTGTCGGCCAAGACGGACAAGGTCACCTCCAAGGATGGCGACATCCGTATCGACGCGGACACCGATCAGGCCGTGGCCAAGATCGAATCGGTCGAAGCCAAGACCGACAAGGCCACGTCAAACACTGATGACATCCATATTGATGCGAACGTTTCGGAAGCGACCGCGAAACTCGACCAGGTGCTTGCACAGGCCGACCAGGTGGACAGCGAACGTATCGACCTGCGCGTGCAGGCATCCGTCGATGAGGCGTTGGCGGAGATCCAGGCCGTGGCCGCGAAAACCGAGCAGGTCACTGCTGGCCGTCATGAGATCCTCGTGGATGCGGATACCGGTACCGCCGTCGCACAGATCGAAGCGGTGAGCGCAGCCCAGGCACAGTTGGATAGTTCCACTGCCCGCCTGCGCGCCGCCTATTCGCAGTTGGATGCCGTGCAATCCAAAGGTGTGGCCTCCCAGTCCGCCCTGATGGTTGCCGAGGCGGCAGCCACACAGGTTGAGCAGGAGCAGGCCGACGCGCAGGAGCGTTTGTCGCGCGTACTGGCTGAGAACAATGTGGCACTGGTATCGAATGCTGCTTCCCAGTCGGTGAACAGTGAGGCGGCCAGCAGTGCGGCACGCTCCGCTTCCGAACAGGCATCCAGTGTCACCGCGGGGCGTACGGCGATGGCTTCCGACACCGCTGCGACCAGTGCGAACACGGCGGCCAAGGACGCCAACAGGTCAGCTACCGACAGTCAGGCTAAATCGTATGGCGCTCTTCGTGGCAGCCTACTGCTGGTGGCCCCGGCGTTATTGCCCATTGCTGGTGCGGCGGCGGGTGCGGGTGCCGCGCTGATAGGTATGGCCGGTGCAGGCATCCTCGCCTACAAGGGCATCAGTAATGCAGTGGATGCGGCGAGCGTAACGGGCCGACAGTATTCGGCGGATCTGCATGTTATCGAGGACGGCATGAGCAGCCTCGCCAATACGAGTGCAGTCGCCTACCTGCAAGGGTTTAACGGCGTTACCCGTGAATTGAACTCGCAGATGCCGTACCTGTCACGACTGACCGCTACATTCAGCCGTGATCTGGGTACCATCAGTAGTAATGGTGTGGCTGGTCTACTGGGCTTATTCCGTCAGTTGCAGCCGGTCATGTTGAGTGTTGACCAGGGCATAGTGCGTGCCAGTGCGAGTTTCGCTCGTTGGGGTACCGGTAACGGTGCACGCGATTTCGTGGCCTATCTGATCGAAAAGCTACCTAGCGTGGAAAATGCGTTAGGGAGCTTGTTCGGTGCTGCTGGCCACGTGGTGCAAGCGTTCAGCCCGTGGAGTGGCGTGGTGCTGAGCACTGTAACCGCTGTGAGTGATGTCATCAGCGCCATCCCGACGCCGGTTCTTTCCACTCTGGTGACCGAAGCCATGGCCGTGTATACGGCGTTCAAACTCTGGAACGGTGTCACCAGCGTATTCGACAAGGTAAGTAGCGGTCTTAACAAGTTCGCCATGACCATCGGAACCTCTTCCACTGTCGTGGGACTTTTTATTGCGGGGGTTGCAGCACTTTCAGCTGTGATCGCCGCGTCTCAAACCCATGTCCAGAGTGCTGCACAAGCGCAACAAAACTATGCGCAAGCCTTGGAAGAATCCAATGGTGCTATCGACGCCGGGGTTATCAAGTCGGCAGCAAAAGCATTACAAGACCAGAACGCATATGCTATCGCCGACAAACTCGGGATCAGCCATAAGGATCTTACCGACGCGGTTTTGGGAGAAGGTAATGCGTACCAAACCGTCAGCAGTCAACTTGATGAATCATCGACTAGATACCATGCTCTGGCTACCCAAACACGAGATTCGCGAGATGGCACTCAAAAGCTTGCAAAGGAATCTGACACCCTCACCAAGATTCTGAAAAACCAGAATGAAGGTTTCAAAGACGATGTTGCAATCCAAAAGGAAACGGCCAATGCGATCGGGGATACAAGTTCGAAGATCAGCTCCCAGTCACAGATTCTCGGAGTCAGTCAATCGGAGTGGAACACCCTAACCGCTGCTGAGTCGAACGCCAGTACTGCTGCGAAGGACTACAAGAGTGCGTTGGATGCGTTGAATGGGCAGGCACAGACCCTTGATCAGGCGACGAACTCGCTCACGACGCAGTTCGACACGATGGCATCCACATTGCAGCAAAACATCAAGAACGTTGGTGCGGCACAGGCAACGAGCATGGACAACAACACCACGTATGGCGCGAAGAACCATCAATTGATTCTGCAGACCGTGCAGGACGCACAGGCGAAAGCCGACGCGATCATCAACAGTGAGGGCAAGTCGCAGAAGTCGTATGCGGATGCCCGTGCCTCGTTGGAGGAGTCTCGTCAGAAGATTCTCGACACCGCCAAGGCGAACGGGCTGAACACCGATGAGGTGAGCAAGTACCTGGATACGGTCATGAAGCTCCCATCCGAGACGACGACGAGCATCATTCTGAACGATTCGGATGCAACTGCCGGACTGTCCGCATTGCAGGTGAAGACTGCGACGCTCTCCGCCGACAGCAAGACACTCACCATCACCGGCGATAACGCTGACGCACTGGCAAAACTCGCTGAGGTGACCGGTGCGAAAATCGATAAGAAAACCGGCACTCTGACACTGGATAAGAGCCAATACGATGTGACTCTGGCTATTGCCAATGGTGCGAAGATCGACCCGAAAACCGGGCAGTTGCTTGGTGACAATAATCCGCTGCTCGCCAAGGTTGCACAGGCAAACGGGTGGACCATAGATGCCAAGACCGGGCAAATCCGTGGTGAGGATGGGAATTTCATCTCGGTTGCCAGTCGTGTCGCCGCATACCAGTTGAGCCCGAAATCAGTGGCTATCAACGGTGATGCGTCGGGCTTCTACGCGGTGTTGAGACAGATCAGCAGTGCGAACGTTTCCACAACGGTTGGTGTCAGTACCAGTATCGCGAACATGATGCGCGGCGGTTACACGGGAGGCATGTTCGATGGCTCCAAGTTCCTGCCAGGCTATGCGAACGGCGGACAGTTCGAGGGTGCCGTGTCCGGTCCTGCGTCCCCTGTCAGGGACAGTGTGATCCTGCGCAATGCGCGTCTCGATCCAGGTGAGCATGTGCTGACGAAGAAGGACGTTCAGGCGATGGGCGGGCAGCCGGCAGTGTACGCGTTCCGCAGCAGTCTGCATAGCAGTAATCAGGGTTATGCGCATGGTGGATCCCCGTCGAAATCCGACAGTGCTGCGAGCACGCCGTACCTGCCTGAAACCATCACGCTGGTGGATGCGGATGGGAGCCTGCTCGCGAAGGTCAGGACGATAGCGGATCAGCGGATTCAACGGCATAACACGAATCTGGTTAGGGGAATAGTCAATGGCTAGTATCACAGTCACCACGGAACCCGATTCACAGCCGCCCGTGAACCGTCTCACCCTGCACGCGTCCGACGGCTGCATATTCACAAGTTTGACTGTCACCCGCATCCAGGATGGCAGTCAAACCCTCATCCGTCGTCAACCGACGCTCGGCACGTCGGATGCGCTTTCGTACGACTATGAGCCTCGATATGGCGTTGCGGCCTCATATCACATATCCGGTAGCGAAAAACAGGCCGATACCGGCGCGAGCACTGATGTGAATATGTCCAGTGAACTGGTCACTCTGACACCTGATTCCGGTTGGCTCATTCACCCGGGCAACCCTGCGAAAAGCATGCCCCTGCCCCTCGGCAGGCTGACAGGGCTCACAGGCATGGGACGCGGCATGAACGCCACCAGGCATGATGTGCTCGGTGCCACACTCCCCGTGTACACCATCACCGGCCCCCGGTTCGGCTTGCAGTTCACGTTGGAGCTCCGCACGCGCACGTTGGATGAGGAAAGCATGCTCTGGGCGTTGCTCGATGACCAGATCCCCGTGCTCATCAATTGGCTGGACACTGACGCGCAACGACTGAATATGAAACCCATGTATCTGCAGATAGGTGACGCGCAGGCGGATCGGTTCGCGCAGATGCTCTACCCAACCCAGTCAACGAACACTCCCGGTGAACGCCGCGAATGGAAACTCCCCTGCGTACAGGTGCAGAGTCCGGCCATCAGCCAGCAGGCGGTCGGGTGGACGTACGCAGACCTGTTCGCCGAGCAGCCCACGTACCTGGCTGTTCAGGCGACGTACGCCACCTACGCGGATTTGCAGGCGCACAACAAGAAGGATGGCAGCTGATGTACCAAGTGACTGATGATTTCATTCAATCCCTGCGATTCACGCACCAGGTGTACGCCACTCTGACAGTCACTCCGCCATCAGGCGACCCTGTGAGCTTAGGCATCCAGTCCGGTTCCGTCACCGCAAACTACCAGCAGGGCACCCGCCGTACCGCCAATATCAGCGTTTATGCGGTCGGCACCTTGGCTGGTGGCGGTTCTGTCCCCGCGAGTGACGTCGCTGCAATGCTGAAACGTGCAGGGACCATCTGCCGTGTAGAGGCCGGTATTTCCAGCAGTCTCATATCCCGGACCATGATCCCGATGGTGACGGGATCGCCCTCCGATGTTGCCTGGCGTGTAGGAGACGGCCTGATCGATCTGAATGTCACCGATGACTGGTGGCGCGTGAGCCAAGGCAGATTCACCATTGCCTGGACACCAAATGCCGGCGTGAAACGTGCCAATGCGGTCAGCACCCTCATGCAGCAGGTCGCCCCTGACCGGCAGGTGGTGAACTCCGCTTCCGACACCGGGACGATACAATCCCAAGGTGATTGGGGGGTGAACCGTGACGCCGCCATAAACACTCTGGCAACGGATGGCGGCTTCGACGCATACTTCGACCGTGAGGGACGCATACACCTCGAAGATTCAAAGAATTCGGATGACCCCATCGTTTGGACCGCTTCGGCGGGTGATGGAGGCGTACTGGTCAATGCCGAAACAGGTCTGGACGTGCAGAGACTATACAACACGGTCGTGGTGAAGCCCTCAGCTACCGACAACTCGCAGAATTGGACCGCGCAAACGGCATCACTGACCAGCGGAGACAGAGCCCCTGCGAATCTGGGTGTAATCGTGCCCTATTTCCTCGCAAGCCCGACCATCAGCAGCGCAACGGACGCGTTGCGGGTCGCTCGTCAGCAATTGAGCAAAGTGACCGGTACTCCTGAGACCTTGCAGGCGGATATGATCGGCAACCCCGCATTAGACGAAGGGGACGTTATCGAGGTACTCATCCCCGGCAACGAGGTTGAAGGCACGGCGACCACGCTATGGCGCTACTACGTGGACACCATCACCTGGGATCTGCTGACCGGCGGCATGACCGTGAAAGCCCGCAACGAAGGCGAGGTGAGCGAGAATGCAGGCGACTGACCTCCAACTCCTGCAAGCCCTGCAGCAACCCAACAGCGGAGCGGTACCACTATCAGGGCGTGTAGGCGTGATTGCATCCACTTCCCCCGTCGCAGCCACTGTGGACGGCGTACAGATACCATGCCGACAAATATCAGGGCAAGCCCTCGCCGTAGGACAGCCTTGCGTGCTCATCACCTTCGGCATCGGCTCGAAACCCCTGCTCGTCCAGACCTCATGAACGTCAACTCAAGGAGCAACTAATGCCAACAATCGGGAACAACCTACTGCCCTACCCCAACACATCCGACGAACCGAACATACCGAAAGCAATCAGCGATCTCGCCTCGGCGGTGGATTCTGCGATCGGCGGTGGCGAACACATATACCAGACACTGTCTGATATGCAATCCGTGCCATCCAGCCAACTGTTTGAGGGAATGCACGCTGTCGTTGTCGGGGACGCCACGGCAGACAGCAATGGCGAGTACACAGTGAAATCCGGGAAATGGGTACCCGACTATGCGACGGCACTCTTTAAAGGCCCCTATATGTCGTCAAATGCCACCCTCGTAAGATCTCACGGGATTGTCACCTTCAACATTGTTGATTCGGTAACCCAGACTGTACCCGTACTCGCGAACTTCAAAACCGGATACATGCTGCCCCAGGGATTCATTCCCAGTGTTCGAGGCACAGTCCTGTTCATCGGGAACAACAGTCAAACCATGGAATGGTCAATAGCTTCTGACGGCTCTCTGAGCATGAGCTCAAACGGTGCCAATACAGGGTATTACTTTACCGGTGTGGGATCGTGGGCGACACGATAAATGTGGGATTTCATCACCTCAACCACATTCGGCTGGCTGGTCACCACTCTGTTGGGAGGTCTCGTGGGTTTCCTTACGTCGTTCCTGCGTAAATCAGCCGCACGTGACAAGGCGTTCACCCAAGGGATGCGTGTCCTGTTGCGTGCCCGACTGATCGACATCCATGAGAAATACGTGGAACACGACGAGTTGTGTCCCGTGAACGTGAAGGAAGAGGCGGACGAGGTGTACACCGCGTATCACGGTCTCGGCGGTAACGGGACGGGCACGCACTTGCATGACGAGATCATGGACGCGCACATCTCCTCCGACAATCCGTGCCCTACAGCCCACTAACCACAACACTCAATTATTCAAGCCTCCGGTGTCCGCCGGGGGCTTTTCTTATGCCCTATTAAAGGAGGCAGTATCATGCATAAACGCTTATTCGGAGCATTGGCCGCGCTGGCCATGCTCGCATCGCTTGCCGCGTGCGGTACTAGTACGCCCGCACCGACTATTGCAACTCCGACCGCATCGGCCAGCCGGACCATCAAGACGCATATGGCGACGGTCAATGTCGAGGGTACCGGCACGGCCACTGACGTGACGGTCAGTGTCATAGATCCCGACACCGGGCTCAAACCCACCCAGGGTGCCGAGGGGCTGGAGGGCTCACCCGCATCCCCGACCGACAGCGATCAGCATGTGGGTGACAGCCGGGCGCAGACGGACAGTAATCCGAATGTGCCGCTCCCGTTCGCGGGCGTCTACGAGTTGACCGCTGGACAGAGGATCACGGTGGCCGCGCAGAACGGCACCGCCGATACCACCATCACCGTGACCATCACGTTGGACGGGCACCAGGTCAGCGAAAGCGGGACCGGAGCGAACACCGCCGTCACCGCAACCAGCAAGGAGGCCCAATGAGCAGGAAACACCGTTCACCCCATGAGCGTAAGCCCGAACCCAGGGATATGAAGCGGCTGTTGACTGCGGGTTTCGTGTCGGCTGTGCTGTGCATGGGGTTGGTTCCAGCGGCGTCGGCGGACACGGTGGGCCATGACATCAGCCGCTGGCAGGGCACTATCAATGTCAGTGCGCTCGGCTCGTTCGTGATCGTCAAAGCGGGCGGCTCGGATATCGGCTACTACTACACCGATCCGATGTACGCGCGTAACGCTAGAGCCGTACGCGCAGCAGGTAAACAGTTGGGCCATTACTACTACAACGGGTACGCGGACCCGACCGCTGCAGCGAACTCCTTTGTCAACGGTCTGGTCTCCTACCGGCCCGGTGACCCGCTGGTGTACGACGCGGAGGAATCCGGGTTCGTGAGCCCTGCCAAAGTGCAGGCGTGGGTGCAGCAGGTGCGCTCACGATTGGGTGCTGATGCGAACGTGTACGTGTACATGAGCTCAAGCGTGACCAGGGCCTACAACTGGTCATCCGTGGCCGCGTCCGGTGTGAAACTCTGGGTCGCGAACTACGGTTCCAACAATGGTGCCTATCACGGTTCCCCGTCCGTGGCCTACTGGGACAAGTGGCTCATCCACCAGTACACGTCGGTCGGACGGGTATCCGGCTACAACGGTTCCCTGGACACCAATCTCGCCCGTTCGGGAGCGTTCGGTGGCGGGTCCACGACATCGACTGTGCCTGTACCGACCCCGGTGGTGGCCACCGTCCCACACGGCACATACCTGGGCTATCCGGTCGCGCAAACACAACGGCTGCTCAACGCCAAGGGATATCAGCTCGCCGTGGACGACTACTACGGTCCAGGCACCCGGACGGCGGTCAGAGACTACCAGTCGAGACACGGACTGCAGGTAGACGGTTATGCTGGTCCGGCCACCCAGGCCAGTCTCTCCGGCAATCCGGCAGTGGCCGCACGCGCCTACACGGTCGCACGTGGCGACACCCTCAGCAGGATCGGGGCGAAAACCGGTGTTCCTTGGACCACGATCGCCAGTCTCAACGGCGTCCGCGCCCCTTATGTGATCTACACGGGGCAAACCCTGAAACTCACCGGTAGCACGGTCGCGTCCTCGAATCGCAGGTACACGATCCGCAGGGGAGACACCCTCTCATCGATCGCCCGCAGACTCGGCACCACCACCAGCAGACTCGCCACCCTCAACGGGATCGGCAACCCCAACCGCATCTACACCGGACACACCATCAACTACTAAGGAGCACTGCATATGACAGACCCATCCAAGACCACCGCGGAAGCCGAACCGGAACCGGTCAGACCGCCGTTCCTGCCCGACCGGGTGTACGACATCCTCAAATACACGGCGATCTACGCCATCAGCCCACTGGTCGTGTTCACCGGCGCGTTGGGCACCATCTGGAACATCGGATGGATGCAGCCCGTCAGTCTCACCATCGCCGCCATCGGCACGCTCCTGGCGGGACTGCTCGGCTACAGCACAGCCACCCACAACAAGTAACAACAACTACTCAGCCCCGCTCCCGGCATCAAGTCGAGGGCGGGGCTTTTCTGCGTTCTCATGGATGGGTCTCAGAAGAATTCGGGTGACGGCGATGGACGAAGCATTTATACTTTCGATAGTTGGCTGGAGGAGATCGGAGTGAGTTTGGCTCTGGGGAATCGCTTTTCGTAGAAGCCGAGGTCATTCCCCTCTTCCGATAGGCCATCAGCCCAGAGATCCAGATACCTAAACGGCACTCCAAGTTCTTCTTTGGTCATCAAACTATCAACCTTGGATTCGGTGGGGGAGATTGCACTTCCACAAGCAGTACCGATCATCTGCTTAAACAGTATGGGGTACTCAACCTCTACCTCCACTGGCTCGTGCTTCTTCCACCCTCTTGAGTTAAGCTGAATTTGTAGAGAACGCAGTCTTCTAGCGTCAATGATGCCAATATTCGCTGCTCTGAGGATTAAGGCCGCTATAGCGATTCCCCAGCCCGCCTTTATGCTCAAAAAAGAGTTGAGGCTGGTTGCTGAAGAAATTGCTTTAATTGCATCTTCCCGTGGCATCAAAAATGCTCCCGCGAATTGGTGAGCCTCATTTTCAGTCTGTTGTAAGGTGGGGGGTCTCCTGTATCTGTGCAAAATAAGATGAGCAAATTCATGCGCTTTTGTGAAACGTAATCTGTCACCTGTGTTCTCTCGATGTAGATAACCAATTACGGGAATCTCAGTGGACAAAACGGGATCCGTCACGCCCTCGCTAGTGGTCGCATACGTGGATTTTTCTCCTGCGCTGTGCATCGGGATGACGGCGATTCCGGCTCGTTCTAGTGATCTGGTCACGTTGGGCACCGGTCCGGTGAGACTCAGACCCAGATATTCCCTTGCTTTCAGAGCCAGGGCATCAATTTCACCCCCTGTGAGTTGCCCCTGTTTATGAGGGGCTATTCGCTCTATCCACTGCAGGTGTGACTTGATGCGCAATCTTTCCGCAAGACGCCGGACGGTACCTGACATGAGCTCGTACTCTGCTGATACTGCATTTATTTCACGAATCAAGGTCTTGGAGGACCGCCGATATGTCAGCTCCGTAGGTGGTGTTGGCTTGTCCTGCATGGTGAAAAACGACAACGGATAATCCATGAATACGGCGATTCGTCGAGCGTCTTCTTCCTGGAAGGGAACAATCCTGTTCTGGATCTTGCTAATCTTCGCCGCGGATATTCCAGTACCAGAGGTTAAATCTGCCTGTGTTGTCTTTTCCAGCTTTCTCATGAGGACAATCCGGTCGGGATTGTATTCGATCATGGTTGCTGTCCTTTCGATCAGTCAGTCCGGCTAATTGCTCTGATGATCATTCTTCTCGGCATTCTTGCTTGGTGCAAGGGACTCTTCGTCGAAGAGCGCGGGTATCAGGTTAGCATCCTCTTGGACGGCTTGATACTTGAGTTCTACCTGTTCTCTTCTGTTACCCAGAAGCGGGATTTCGACGCAAAATTTCCCTTTTGACGCATCGGTAGGTTTGTAAACCACAATCCTCATCTGACCATTGACGATTTGCCACAGAGCTTGCAGAGACACATCAGACAAGTCGGGAACGATGGTCCCGTTGTAGGTCGCCATACGGATGCCGTCAGCTGATCTGCATGAACGTTGTCTATAACGGGCCCTGGATGCCTGGGTGTTTGCCGGTCGTGCGACACCGCCGGTGAAAGGATCAAACGGGTGAAATTCGAGATGCATACCTGTAACAGAGTCAACCCAGTGGGAATAATTCCTGTCGCAAATGATCCAATCATTGTCCGGTTGATTGGACTCCCACTCGTTCCGTACGAGCATATTCACGGTTTCCGCTCTCTTCCGTGAGTATTGATCTGAATTGAAAAATTTTTGTCTTTCGCTATCAATGGCCAGGGCATAACAGCTATCCGCTATTTCAAGAAGCGGTGTCAATTCCACCACGCGGTTATCTATCAAAAAGCGTTCATCTTTGCCCAGCAAGTATTCGTAATCGCCCACATGAGTCCTTTTCTCGAAAAAACTTCCATATACCCTTCTGTGGAAAATTATACACCCATATGTCACATTTAGTAAGTGAACGTCACCCATGGAACTTGCAACTACACGCAGCACCATCCGATACGGCGCACCTATACACGTACTGCGAGCGCTAGATAGAAAGTGGCTCTAGAAGCCACACCGTGCCCACATTTTGCCCACAATCTTCTTAAAACAGGGTAATCTGACAAATCCAGAAAAGCAACAAAACGCTGAAATGCCAACTCTGTCTTTCTAACGCCTACTCCCACTTGGATACTCTTTAGGGTTCAAGTCCCATCTCGCGCACACAACTCAGCCTTGATATTGCAACGGTTCTAAGTGTTCGAATGATTCGAACAGGCACAAATCAGGCACACTTCAAATCAGGAATGCGGTCGCTGATGCCCTGAGCAACGCCGTCCAGGTCACTATCGAACAGGTCTGCATACGTATCCAACATCATGGCTGCGCTCTTGTGCCCAAGCATCCTCTGCAATGCCTTGACGTTTGCACCGGCACTGACGGCAATGCGCCGGCTGCCGCTTGCCGTCGGTCATGTGTGGGCATCAAGCCACAGGCAGGTTTCTGCATTTATGCGAGGCTCGCACCAGGCTTATTGATTCAGCCAGAATGGGACACCAAACTTGATGCGATCCAACAGAAGAGGGCAAAATCCAGGTTCCGGAACGGGAGCATGCAGGATCGTGCATCTTGAGTCGGTTTCCTTCGCTTCTGTGATTACCCCGCCATGTCAGGGAAGGATCTTCTACAATCCACAACACCATCATCGATACGGATCATTCACGATGACATACGACCAGCTAAAGCGACCACCGCACCGCAATGAACGACCTATTCGATGCCCAATGTCTTCCAACAGGGGCGCCAACAGTGATGTCCACGGCGGTGCTGTGCTCTGAAATCACCTGCTGCAGTGTTTCTTCTTTAGCCCAAGCAGCAGGGCGGCTCCCGAGAGGAGCACACAGCACATGAGCACCAACGGCACGGAGCTCTGCCCCGTTTCGGGCAGCGTGTCGCGCACCCATTGAGCATAGAGCACCATGTCTTTATCGGGCAGCACATCGGTGGCGAAATTCCAATATTTCCGCGTTCCTTCCTGATGCCGTTCTTCGCTCCATCCAACAAACCGATAGCCGGTGCGCACAGGCTGCCGAGATGGTTCTTGTACACTGCCACCCGTCGGAACCTGTTGCGTAACCGGAGCTTCGCCGCTCCCGCCATTCAAGTCGAATGCGACACTATGGATGTTGACCGCTCTCCATTGCGCGAAGAGGGTGAAATCCTTATTGCGAGGAGGGTTTGCGGAGAAATCCCACTGGGTTCCTGATCCGTCCGGTGCCGTGTTCCATCCGACGAAACTGTATCCGCTGCGTGAAGGCTTGGTTGGCTCCTCGAGCGTATCCGTCGAAACAAGGTGCTTTGCCGCAGGTGGAGCCCCACCACCCCCGTTGAGATCAAAGGAGACGGTGGTATAAAAATTGTTGTTGTTCTGGAAGAAGGCGGTTCCCAGGTCCTTGTCTTGGGTGGCGAGACCGAAAAGCATAGTCGAATAATCAATTGCCTGTACGGAATCGGGCTGCCATTCAGGTTGGGACAAGCTGTACCGCCAAAGAATCTTTGTTGATTGATCTGACTGTAAGCTGTAGACCCCCTTATTTCGTGAGTATAGATCCAATAGATCTTGCTTGCCGCTGGGATTTATTGGAAGGAAGCCCGAAATGATCTGAGGGGAGATTATTCTAAACTCGTTGTTATTGATCGAGTCGGCATGATATCCGACAGGTGCCGGTGCCGCACCGGCACCGTTCCCCCATTCATAGGTGTCGGCGCCCTCCTCCTCGCTCCAGAGCTTGTCGGCTTTATAGGCATTGGCCATATAGCTACGGTAACCATCTGATTTGGAGAACATGTTCACCATATAATATGGGAACAGGACCGTGAACGAGGACAGGTAATGGTCGGAGTTGTCGGTCAGCAGGTCGATGTCCTTGTATTTCGCGGTGAGTAGATTATCAGTGTCAGCAAACTTGTTGTTCCACAGTTGGACCGCCTTGCTCTGTGGGTTGTCAATGTTCTGATTGTATGCGAGCCAAGCCACGACGATATACTCGTTGTATGGCAGCGTTATGGCTTTGGCGTCGCCGGTACCGTCGGCGTTCATGACCATGTAGATTCCACCGGTGTCGGGGTCAGCTATAGCTGCACCAAAATCTATAGAGTGGTAAAGCTTCGAAACCATGGCGTTGAGTTCGGGGTCATTGAAGTATTTCGCCGCGAATAGTGAGCCGATCACGAAAATCGCCGTATCGACGGTGCTGAACTCCGAATTCCACTCTCGTGCTCCGGTGTCCATATTGATGAAATGACGGTAATACCCGTTTGCGGTTCTCTCGGCGTTGAATCCTGACGTATTGCCAGTCATGGTGGATATTGTTTTTTTCACATTGGCAAGGGCATCTGGTTCCCAGCCCTTTTTTGCGGCAATGGCTTCCGAGAACAGACCTATACCCGATGCCGCTACGGAGGAAGGGTGATAAGGCGTCGCATTGGTGAGTAGAACACTGTCTCGATAAATGCCTTTGTCGTTTCTCAAATCCTTAAAAACCTGATAACTGTTGTTAAACAGCATGTCTAACGTTGTTGAGTCCGCGCTGTTCGCACTCGGGGCAACTTCATCTGCCTGAGCCGTATATGCGGTGAGAAACGGAGGAAGTATGAACAGGAGAGACACAAGCACAACAAGCTTTCTGCATATTGTTTTCATTGAACAAACCTTCGTTGGTTGGATCATGCAAGTATGAACGTTATTTAGGCCAATAATGGTTCATTTCGCCGAGTGCCGCAATGTAAAACAATGTAAGAAAATACAAGCACGATATGTAATACAAAAGTTCTTTCATTGCGGCGCATTTCCGGGGCCTTGACGATAACAGATGCGACCTCCCTACACACGAAAGCAGATCATCGCATGACCCTCGAACACGGCGGAATGCCGGCATCCTCACCATGCCCGTCACCTCCGACCGTGCACCCGACCCTAAGACTCAAATCCATCCAGCGCAGACAGCGGAGAGCTGCTCTCGTAAGAAGCCTCGGTCGGCAATCCATGTTCTGGCCATTGGTCGCCCTGAGATCCAGGCGGCAGGATTCGGGCAGCCGACAAGCCCGCATTTCGCTGTCTAGATAACGGAACACCCCTCCATCGCAGCATCCGGCAGCATCCGGCAGCATCCGATTTCAAGCCCAGCCCCATCACAGATCCTGCATTTTCCGATTGTTTACCCCACGTGCACGCTGCATACCCCGACTGGCTACTGCTCGTCGGTAAAAACGACTGTGTTCCATGGAACATCTCCGTCTGACGAGTACAGGCACGCATCAGCCATCCGCCGAATCCACGTTGCCGCCGGTATGCGCGGAATACTCGCGCTGGCGGCTGAACGCAGCATGCCATCTTGCAGCGGAAGCCGAAACAAGGGGAGAAACACACATGCACAGCAAACGTCTGTTGACGGGAACATGCGCCATCGCTCTGATAGCCGCAGGCACGGCTGCGAGCTTCGTCGGCACGGCCCAGGCCGCAGAAACTGGACATTATTACAGCAGCAAACAGCCATATGTCACGCCCGGCAGCACCGTCTACTCAGCGGCGCCCGCCGGCTATCATCCCATCTACACCGAATCCGTCGCACGCCACGGCTCGCGCGGTCTGTCCAGCTACAAGTACGACGCGTTGCTGCTGAATATGGCGAGAACGGCATCCGAGGAAGGTGGCTTCGTCAGCGAAAGCGTCCGGGACACCTTCATAAGCAACGTCAACGCTTTGGTTGCAGCGAATGTCGATAATGGCTACGGCATGCTCACAGGGCAGGGAGCCGAACAGCATTACGGCATCGGCGAGCGCGCCTATCGGCGCAACTCCAGCCTGTTCTCCCAAGCCGCAAGCGATGGAGGAACCATCTCCTATCAGTCGTCAGGAGAGGCGCGGGCCACGGAATCAGGAGAGAACTTCGCCAAGGGATTCAACGCAGCTTCGGGCAACGGCCTGGCGAACAGCACCGTCACTCCACTCGCACCTGCCGGATCAGGTGCCGCTTCCATCTTCGACAAAACGCCGAACACCCTGTACTTCCACAAGGTCGACAATCCCGACGGCAGCCAAAAGACCGGTGTCGCCGCCCAGATAGCCCAGGAGTACGGCGACTTCGTCGACAACGACGCAACCATCGCCAATGCGGAGGATTACATCAAAGGCCTTCCGCAATCCACCACCTCCGCACAGAATTTGCTTTCCGGCATCTTCACACAGGACTTCATCGACAGCATCGGCGCCGACAGCTCCCATAAGTGGTACAACACCACCGACGGCAAGAAGCATGACGCGACACAGACCGAATATCTCAACTGCGCTGCCAATGCAGACCCCACAGCCGATGCGGATGCGTGCGGAGAGATGAGCAAATCCATCAAGTCACCGGTTGACGCTGCCATGGATCTGTACAATCTGTATATCATCGCCGCTGATATGAGCAATGAGAACAACAGTACCCACTCATTCGATTTCAATACCTACTTCGAGGGTCATGAGAATGATGCCGCCTGGTTCGCCTATATCCTCGACTCCGAGGACTTCTACGAAAAAGGTCCAAGCTACTCGGGTCAGAGCTCCACGTATTCCATAGCACAGCCTTTACTCGACGATTTCTTCTCCGCCATCGACAATCGCCTTGCGGGCGGCAGCACGGTTGCCACATTCCGCTTCGCACATGCGGAAACTATCATGCCCTTCGCCGCATTGCTCAAATTACCCGGATCGACGACCCAGGCGCCCGCTGTGGAGAATCCACAGAACGAAAGCGATGTATTCAACTACGCCAGCAACGATTGGCGCGGGGAGAGCGTGACGCCTATGGCGGCCAACGTGCAGTGGGACGTCTACACCAAAAGCGGAATCGACCCCGTAACAGCCAAGGCATACACGCCCATCGTTCGCATGCTCTACAACGAGCAGGAAATCCAGTTCAATTCCTCCTGCACACCCGTCTCGGCCAAATCGACATGGTACAAGGAAAGCGAGCTGAAACGCTGCCTGTCCGGAATCTCGACGGAGGAGTCCCCTCTTATCACAGCCGACACCGGCAATGATTCGGGCACTGGCGGGACTGACACTGGTACCTCGGGCGCAGCGGGCGGCAACACCGGCAACGGCGCGAGCGCGAACCAGTCCCCCAAAGCATCGGGCAAGGTCGGTGGTGCCTCGAATACGGTCAGTGACACCAAAACCCTGGCTTCCACAGGCACCGACACCAGCTCGGTGCTACTCGTCGCTTCGGTATCCGCAGCGTTCGGCGGCTGTGTGCTGCTCATCGCACGACGCTCGCTCCAGCGTCCCTGAGCGGGAACACGCCTGTATCGCTGCAGCATCGAGGCGGCAGCGATACAGACAATGAGCACCGCATGCTTTGGGGGGTGCCTCGCTGACAAGGACAAGGCACCCCCCAAAAAAACATCCGTCTTCTATCTACGCTCGGACTTCATGTTCTCGCGCCGACGAAGGAGCAGAGTCGCGCAGCCGACAAGCATCAACAGCACCACACCGCCTGCTATCGGGGCAACCGATGCTCCGGTGGTAGCAAGATGCGTCGAGGGGACGCTGGGCTGTCCCGGCGTTCCGGGTTTGCCCGGTGCTGCCGGGGTCGTCGGAGTCGCTGGTGTCGGAGGAACCACCACCTTGGTCTGCGTGGTGCAGTCCGGGTTGGTGGTCTGGTTTTCCGTCGTGCAATTCGGGGTTGGCGGATCAACGCCCTCCGGTGGTACACCCGTCCCCGAAACGACATTCACCAGGGTGGTGCCATCCGTGGCATGCTCCGAAACCACAACTTTGTATACCAGGTCAACCGATTGTCCTGCTCCCAGAGTTCCCTCCCACTTGAGCGAGGACCCTTCGATTTGAGCAGTACCGGAAGTCTCGCCATCGATTGTCGACCGCAGGGAACCCTGGACGTACGTGGAGTTGCTCAGCACCTTGGAAAGGTCGTCGACAACCGTCACCGGTTTCAATTCCACATTGCCTGTATTGCTTGCCGTAACCGTGTA